ACGGACAATTGGGAGATAGTAGCGTCTGACAAGCAACTGGAGAACTAAAGGAGCTCCCTGGAAAATACGGACTTTGTCCTTAGTGATTTTCGTGGGTTCATCCTTCATGCACGCCTTGAATATAGGATAAGCTCTCTCTCCTTGGAGATAAAGCTCTTCCAATTCCTTGGCATGCGTCCAAAAACGTTCATCCAGTCGGCACGGAAATTGATGGGAAGTGTGTTCCTGAGGATCAAGTTCTTCAAGGAAATTCTTCTTCGGTCCGGACAAAGGAAAGCCTACAGAGGTACCTGCAGGCATTTTGTCAATAAAACGGACTCCATCTTGGCCACAAACCGTGTCCATCTCGCTCAGGGGAGTAACCTTTCGTCGTAACGAAGGAAACCTGTCCAATTGCTCAATCATATGATCACAATAATCATTGACAGCAAGAACAAGTAAACTACCCTCCACTCCACACGATGGTCGTGTGGAGTATTGCAGAGATGCTTGCCAAGGCCAGCCTTTGCGGAATTTGGGTCCCGCCCACTGCTGTGGTATGCCACACACATCTTTGACATGGTCAGAAATGATAGTAGTACGCACAGTTGAATGATATGTAGCCCGTCCCGTGACTTGTCCGTAGAACTTGCAATTAGAGCCCAAAGGCAAATAATTGACAGGACTCTTCGGGTGAACAGTGTCACCCTGATAGAACTGCACATCATACATTTCAGTTGGCAAAGTACCGGAACTCTTGGAAACTATGAGACCTGGCAAAAGACGAAGTTCGTCATAAGCCTGATCAAATTGCTTCCTGGTGAGTAATCCAGCACATCCCCTTCTTCCGTTTGACGCACTTCCACCTAAGTGGAAAGCTCCAATTGTGGGCCCTTTGGTCTCAGTGATGATAGGAGACATGCACAGTCCATTAAAATGGTCCCATTCCAGGTCGTATTCACAACCTAGAAACTGTGCATCCCGATGACCTGTCATAAGGACTCGGGTGGCAAAGCGAGAAATTCGCTTTCCACCCTCACTGTCCTTGTAGACTAGTCTCGCGGGTACTTGACCATATGCCGCAAGCGGCAGATAGTCAGTCAGATCCTTCCAAT